GAACATATATTATCCACAAATCGGACAATAAAACAAAACTAGCTGAAGTACCTGATGGTTCCATCGATCAGCTTACTACAGATATAACGTTGATCGGAAAGAACTATTCAGGATTTGGTCAAGTATTAAACGAAAACTTCGTCAAACTGCTTGAAAACTTTGCAAGCACTGAATACCCATCACATCCGGTTAAAGGACAGATATGGTACGACTCGGTTAATAAAAAATTAAAAGTATATAGCGGTTCATCGTTCGTCCCGGTCAGTTCTACTACGGTGTCGTCTACTCAACCACCAAGTCCCAATATCGGTGATTTGTGGTACAATGATTCTGAAAAACAGTTGTTTTTTTGGAACGGGAATGCTCCTGTTCTTTTAGGTCCTAGCTATACGGATTTGCAACAATTGAGTGGATTGAAAACTATATCTGTTTTAGATAAAAATAACCAAACTAGAGTAGTATCAGGATTGTATAACGGTGGTGTATTATTAGGATTATTCGCATCTGAACGTATCGAATTACTTAATAAAAACGCAATTGCTGGTTTTTCTGGTGAAATTACAGTTGGTTTTAATGCTAGTGATTTAATTGGATTGCAGTTCAATACCACATCAACAAATGCCGAAAACCTTGGTGGATATCCAGCCGCTAACTATGTAAAAACAAATACGGCAAATGCGTTAACTGGGCAACTTAGAGTAACCACCGATGCTGGTATTGTAGTTGGTGTTGCCGGTGCAGCCAATCTAACAGTTAATTCTGGTAATGTTATAGTCGCAAATGGTTTGCAATCTAAATCATTGATACTTGCTGTTAAAAATGCAGCAAATATTCAAGAAAATGCAATCGTGGTAACACCAAGTAGCCAATCAACTACTGGTATTGTGGCGGTTGATCCCGAATTTACGGTTAACGTCGGTGGTGATTTGTCAGTTAATGGGAACCTAATTGTCAAAGGTGATACCACTTCGATTAACACAACATCGATAACAGTAAAAGATAAAGTAATTGAATTGGCAACCCCTTCAAGTGGAACGCCATCTGATAGTATCGCATCCGGTGGTGGGCTTATATTACATGGGTCAACCGATCATAGTATCATTTGGTCAAACACCGATAGTTTATCATTAAGCAGTCAAGCATGGAACAGCACTGAGCATTTTAACTTATCCAGCGGTAAAGAGTTTAAAATTGGTGGAGTTACGGTGATCACAGGTAATTCACTCGGTGAAGCTATAACTAGTATACCAGGTGTCACTTCATTTGGTACACAAGAGGTTGTTAATATTGGACCAAGTTCCATATATTTAAAATTAACAGGTAACACTATTTCAACTGAGCAACCAAATGCTGATTTGCGATTATCACCAAATGGTGATGGAAATGTTGCACTTATCGGAAATCCGCGTATTACTGGATTAGCTAAACCGGAACACGATTTAGACGCCGCCAATCGAGAATATGTAGACGACGCAGTAAAGTCACAGCCGTTATTTTTAAGTTTGGATTTTACTGGTTCGGTTACTGACACCTATATAGCCGGTATTTTAGAATTATTAGTACCGGTGGAAGAACATAACATCGATACAATAATTCGGGTGCTGTGTAATACCATTTCATATTCATCTGGGATTACAATATCTCGGACTATCAAATTATTTGTAATCACAACGGTTATCAATTCACCTAGGTGGATGTTCGTTGACGGCTCAACAACCATAATACCGTAAGAATCAGGAGATATAATAAATGCCTTATACAATAAACAAATTCAACGGTACTGTATTCACAACCCTACAAGACGGCCAACTAAATGTTGAGTCAAATATTGGGTTAGTTGGTAGAAACTACGTTGGATATGGAGAAATACAAAATGAAAACTTTCTATATTTGCTAGAGAATTTCGCTAATGATGGTGCGCCAAATAGACCAGTGATTGGACAAACTTGGTTTGATACTAAATCAAAAATAATGAATGTGTACAACGGTAGTCAATGGAGTCCTATTGGTTCTGCTACAGTTGCTGACGCAGCGCCATTGTCTCCAGTTCCAGGTCAAGTATGGTTTGATACAAAAAATGCGCAGTTATACACCTATCACAATTCCGCATGGACTTTCATTGGTCCTGAATCAGTTGTCAATTTTGGCACAACTCGAGCAAAAGCAGTAGGTATTAAAGACTCAACCGGTACAACAAGACCAATCTTAATATTAACAGTAAACGAAACGCCGATTGCAATTTGCTCCGCAGTTGCATTTACCATTGCACAAACAAACCCGGTGAATGGGTTTTTGGATGTAGTTGCTGGGTTGACAATTTCAAGCCTATTATCGGTTAAAGGTGCTATTACTGGTAATGCAGATTCTGCGTCTAAGTTAAAAAACACAGTAACTATCAATGGCGTTGGATTTAATGGTGAATCTCCAATCACAATCAACGCAAATACAACCAACAAGTTAACAGCTGGAATGTATATATTAGGTAATGAATTTGATGGTTCATCACCGCAAACGTGGACGATAAACGCGTCATCAACCTCCTCACCTGGAACGGTTGTTGTTAGAGATGGCGCTGGTTCATTTAGTGCGGCTGTAGTGAAAGCAAATTTAGAAGGTAACGTAATTGGTACAGTAACAGCACCAGATGCATCTTTAAGTAAATTTGGTATTATTGAAGCCAAAGAATATCGTGGTGCTGCATTCAGTGGTACTGCCGAATCAGCTATTAAACTCACCACTGCTAGACGAATCAATGGAGTGCTATTTGATGGTACAGTTGATATTAATCCACCAGCAAATGCCGCAAGTTTAACCGGAACTACGATAAATTCATCGGTTACTGCATCGAATTTAAAAACCCTTGGAACGTTGGATGCACTGTATGTTGCAAATACGGGGATAAACGTTGGTTCAGTTGGTGGTCCGCAGCTAAAACTATCCGTCACTGGTAATATACCAACTATCAATGCACCAAGTGGTAATTTCAATCTGGATTTAGGAGCAACTGGTGCATCATTGACTTTCATCAATGCTACAGCTGCTGGTTCATTAAATTGGGATACAAAGGCAACTATCTATAGTAAACAAGCAATTAACATTGGGTCATCTGCTAATAAGATCAATAAGATTTATGCTACCGAATTCAATGGTACTGCAACTGCTGCACAGTATGCTGATTTAGCAGAAAATTACGTAGCAGATGCGCAGTATCCAGCTGGCACGGTGGTTGAATTTGGTGGTGAATTTGAAGTAACGATTGGAACAAATGAATCACCGAGAGTAGCTGGTGTTATTTCAACACAACCTGCATATTTAATGAACTCGATGGCTGATGGCGAATTCGTTGTTCCTGTTGCATTGCAAGGTAAGGTACCATGTAAAGTTTCTGGTACTATTCGCAAAGGTGATTTGCTGGTTAGTGGCGGGTATGGATATGCGATTTCAGGAACGCATCCTAAAATTGGAACAGTTATAGGCAAAGCCATCGAAGATTTTGATGGTGAATATGGTGTAATTAACATCGTCGTTGGTCGAGTTTAATAGGCTAAATATCATGAAGCCCCATGGAGTTTAAGTAATGGCATATCAAGTAAATAAATTTAACGGAATACAGTTAACCTCAGTATCAGATGGTACTATAGACACCTCGACAGATTTGACCTTCATTGGTAAGAATTATGCAGGATATGGTGAAGTACAAAATGAAAACTTCCTTCATCTTTTAGAAAGTTTTTCAAATGCGACACAACCACCAAAACCAATTTCAGGCCAATTGTGGTATGATACAAGCACCAAGAAAATAAAAGTATATGATGATGAAAAATTCAAAGTAGTCGGTGGTGCTGAATTTGGGTCTGCCGAACCAATGAATCCAGGATTAGGTGATTTATGGTTCAATAGCCAAACTCAGCAGTTACATGCATGGAATGGAACTTCATATCAACTAGTCGGCCCAGACTTAAACACTGGTCAATCTGCAATGGCATCTGTTCCAGTAACGGATGTTAATGGTGTTTCCCATACAATTACTAAATTATCAGCTGGTGGTAAGGTAATTCTCGTTTTAAACAAGGATGCTGAATTTGAATTGAATGCAGATATTATCCCAGATTTCACGGTTATCAAGCAAGGTGTTACCTTAGCATCTAGTTCAACTGGTATTAGTTTGGGTGATTGGATTTACTGGGGCACTACCTCAAATTCTCTTAAACTTGGTGGGACGGATGCAGAATATTTCATGCGTCGAGATAATCCAACATTTAATACCCTTGTCAAATTCAAAGACCCTGGCTTTACTGTTGGTGATCAAGAAGATTTATCAGTCAGAGTTGATGCAAATGATCAGGTGATTTTAGAAAATAGATTAGGAAATCCAATTACGTTTAAAGTAGCAGAGAGTACAGCTACTCAAGGGGTTTTAGTAATCGATAAACAAGTTGTAAAACCCGGTAATGGTGATATTGTTGATTTAGGCACTAATGAATTAAAATGGGGTACCGTTTATTCGTTGGCCATCAATACAACTGCGGTTAATTCTACGGCAGTAGTAGCATCAACGTTTACCGGCGCACTTACCGGAAATGTAACAGGCAGCGTAACCGGAAATATAACTGGTGATGTAACCGGAAATATAACTGGTGATGTAACCGGAAATGTAACCGGAAATATAACTGGTGATGTAACCGGAAATGTAACCGGAAAACTTAATACATATCAAACTGCGGTACCAGCAACAGCAAATACTATAGTGGTTCGTGATTCTAATGGTGCTATCAGTGTATCAGGTATTACCGGTACTGTTGACACTTCTAATAAAATCAAAGTATCAGATTACGGTTCAGAATTCTACACCACTGCAAATATTCAGGGCACTGCTAATACCGTTGTGGTTAGAGATTCACAGAGTATAATAAATGGTACAGCAACTGCGGCCCGATATGCTGATTTGGCTGAAAAATATTTGACTGATAAAGAATATGAAGTTGGTACCGTGGTTACTGTTGGTGGTAATGCTGAAGTAACTGCATGCGAAATTGGAAACCATGCAATCGGTGTTGTTAGTAAAAATCCAGCATTTATGATGAATAGTGGATTAGTTAATGGAACATACATCGCATTGAAAGGTAGAGTTCCAGTGCTAACTACCGGCCCAGTTATGAAAGGAGATAAATTGACAGCTGGTCCTACTGGTTTGGCAATTCCTACCAAATCACCAAACAATCACATATTTGCAATTGCATTGGAAACCAATGATACAGCTGGTGTGAAATTAATCGAAGCAGTTGTACTATAAGGAGATATAATGGCCGTTACAGATTTGATTACCGCAGAAAGATACAATGCGTTGCAGCGTCGAATAGCAGCTGTTTTGGGCATAAGTGATACAGGCTATGGTATGGCTGTTACTAGTTCAACAGTGATCGCAAAAACAACCATGCAAGGGTTGGATATGCAAAAGTTAAGAAACGATATGATTTTATCGCGTCAACACCAAACTGGAACACCCGTATCAGCGAATGATTTACCAATTATCGTTAAAGATAGCGTAGTATCCGATTCGACTTATTCGTTGTATTATGAACCATTTATGACTCAAATCGAGACATATAAATTAGATATGGCGAATAATCAATCAACAACAGCTGATCCAGTAACTAGCTTACGTGCCGTACCATGGAATACTGGTGTCAATCACGTGATTAGATTCAAGTTCTTGAATGCTTTGGATGCTAAACACTTCTTCAATGCTGGTGGTGAATTGTTAATTAGTGCATCCTTGGAAAATCCAGTAGGTGTAAAGAGTAATTCGTGGAATGCGTTTTTAGCTAAACTTGGTACTATAAAAATAACAAAAAATGCAACGACTTCAGGTTGGACCTCCACAGGTACTGCACTTGGGTATTCATCGTTAACCGATGCTGGTGAATCCGGGGACTACCGAGTATTTTTCACTGGTAATGATACTGGTTCGTATGCGTTGAATTCATATGTTGTTGCAGTAAAAAAGTGGACAGCTGTTGACCAAACTCATAATATAGATGTTAAAGTTATGTTTATTGATACAGTAGCAGAAACGCCATCGGATTTACTAGTATCTGGTACATTGACCAGCCGGGTTACTTATAGAATTGCGTCAGGTGATAATGTATCATTAATAGATAAAAAACCGACCGTGTCAACAATCACACCGTTAACGGATTCGTCGAGTTACCAAGCATCATTGTCAACTTCAACACCAGGTAGCAGCACAGCGCTTGAAGGTTTGACAGTAACGGCAACTGTATCAAACTATGGTAGTTCAAATGCAATTGTTTGGTATTTGATTGGTGGTGATGTATCAAGTTCAGATTTAGCAACTGGTACGGTTATGAAGGCGCCAATCACATTTGACGGTAATGGACAATTCACGTTGCCTATTGTCACTGCGGTAGATGGAATATTAGATAGAAACACAATGCAATTTTTCGTGTATGATAGAGATCCTAATCTTACAGGCGCAACACAACTTGCTGGTAGTAATATAATAACCATCACTGATGACGTTTCGATTGCGTTATCATCATCGGTATCGGAGATTAACGAAACTACCAGTAAACTAGCCACTATCTCCATTGCAACCACTGGGATTAGTAATGGAAAATATTTACAATGGGAAGTTACTGGTGTAGATGGAAAAGATGTATCTAGTAGATTGGATATCGTACCGCCTAATACTAGTTCTAATTCCGGTACTTCTACTCAAATCACCAATCAACTTGCATCATTTAAGATTTCTGCAAAGAATAACAGTACTGCGGATGGTGATATTCAGCTAAAAATAATCGCAAAATTAATAACAGATGGTGATATATTAGCAGTATCAGAACCGCTTCTTATGTGGCTACGTGATACGTCATCACCTACGTTGAGCATCCGAACATATGCGTATTGGTTAACTCCAGGGGTTAATGAAGGCACTGGTATATCAGTTGATATCAATACTGTAAATATCCCAAATGATGCAAGAATTGATTGGAAAATAACAAACAAAACTGGAAAGATAACTGCAGCAGATTTTGATCCTCCAGTATTAACGGATTACACCAACACAACTGTTGCAAGCGGTTCAGTTAATGGAACAGCAACCGTACCACTTAAGATTTATGCGGATAGTACATTCAACGAAGGCGATGAAACCTTTACCTTTACGGCTACTTATACTGCACCAAACGCGGTAGTATATACCGCAACTACTGACATTAATATTAAAGATACATCAACGTTCCCTGCGTCGTTTGTTAAATCACCGAATTATACAAGTCCTACAACATTGATAACTTACACCAAGTTAACATTATCAATGCTACAGTGGCCTATTGGATCATTGGTTGGTGATATTTTTAATTATACGATTAAAGCATATGCTACAACTGATGTAACGTTCACAACACCATTGATAACCTTTAATCCAGGTAGTTTTGTTAACAACACCAATAGTTTAGCTGATGTTCTAATACAGCACCCACATCAAGCGTATAAGGTAAAAGCTACTATTACAAATTCAAAATATGATAATTTTTCAAGTGTGTTGGATATACCGTCATCCACAGCACCGACTGCGACTGTCGCGTATTCACCAGACACAACAACGGTAAATGTCGATTCGGCTGTTACCTATACAATTTCGAATGGTATCCCATATGGTTATTACCACTTTGAAGTTAAAAATGGTAGTACATATACACGACCTACTGCGATGAAGCAACTTGATTCCAATGGCAGTGATACTGGTGAATTTACCTCTAATATAGCGGGTGACGTTATAACTCGGATAAATTTCATTAATGGAACGCCATCAACAGATAAAACCATCACATTTAAGTTTGGTATTGAAGAAGTGAAGTTAGTGCAAACTGGACCATATACTTCCGGGGTGAAATATACTGCAAAAATAACAAATGCGTTGGTTAATGACACATATACCATTAGCAATTATCCAAAAGCATCTATACCGGTGACTTCTGGAACGATTTCAGTAAATGCGAATGCAAATACATTTGAAATTACACCAACCGCTGGTGGTACAGTATCAGCTGATATTGCATTTACTCGATCTGGTCATACGGCGTACTTAAATTTCACGGTAGGTGCAACGGTAGGTCTTACCTTGACGCAAAATCCATTGTGGACCACGACGGGTGTAAACGAGGGGACTAGTTTGTCTGTTTCAGTATCGACGGTGAATATCCCAAATGGTGCTACTATTAACTGGGCTATCACAAACAAAACTGGCACTGGCATAACTGCAAATGATTTTTCACCAGCTACATTATCTGGATTCGTAAAACCAACAGTGCCATCTGGTTCAATTAACGGTACTTGTACTATACCATTAACTATCGTCAATGACAGTTCATTTAATGAAGGCGTTGAATCGTTCATATTAACTGCGTCATACACGGATGGTACTCAATCATATACTGGTACATGTGAAGTTAAAATAAATGATACCTCGTCTTTCCCGGCAGCATTTACTAGATTATCAAATTATAAAGACCCAGCCACGCAAGTCATGTATTCCGTGTTATCGTTGGTTATGACTTCTTGGCCGGTTGGTTCTGTTGTGGGTGATAAATTTGGATATGACATTAAAGTATATTCAGATGCTGGACTTCAAACCCCAGTGAAATCGTTAGCATCTGACTATTTCGTTAATAATTATTCTAGTTCAATATCAGTTAGTATACCGCAACCACACCCAGTGTATTACGTTACTGCAACGATCAAAAATTCAAAATATGACACGTATACTAGTACACTGCAAGTATCAGCAGCTGCCGCAACACCGTTAACTGTATCATACTCACCGACCACGAATGCTACAGTGGATAGTAATGTGATATACAATGTCGCCGGTCCTGCTAACGCATATTACTTCTTCGAGGTAAAAAACGGTACTACTTATACACAATCTGATAAACGACAGTTATCTGATACTGGTGCTGGTAGTGGTACATTCACGTCAAACGTTGCGGGTGATGTAATAACACGTGTAAATGTTATAAGTAGCAATCAACAATCGGACGATCATACTACTAAGTTTACATACTCAACCGAATCTGTTAGTCTGGTTCAAACAGCACCATATTATACAGGTATTCCGTATACTGTGAAGATAGGAGATGCAAAACTGGGTGATACTTATATGATAACCGAATTGTCGAAATGCAAAACCAATAAAGAAAACGGAACAATTACCAAAAATTCGGCTGATAACGTGTTCACGGTAACACCAATAGGAACTGATGAATCATACAATCTAAATTTGACTGTTGGATTCGCACAATCCGGTCATAAATTTCCACTATCCATCGCAGCGTTGACCAAAGGATTGACTTACAGTGCAAGTACGCTGTATGGGGATATTACCGGTAAAATAACAACCGATATTACAATCACGTTATCAAATGCAACATTCGTAGTTGATTTGGCAAGTACGAGTACGTATGTTACATTCCCAAATGCGCCGACATGGTTATCTCCAGTAATAACAAGATTATCAGATACACAAGTTAGACTCACCATTACGACAAGATCACCAACCGCTGACAATCTAGCAACTGGGTTTAGTAACTTAAATATTACATTCTTAGACGCTGCATTCACTGATGGTGGTGCGGCTACTCTATTAAATTACAAATATAACGTAAATATTAAATTCCCAACAATCACTAAATTTACTACGGATGACGTATTTGTAGTCCCAGCTGGTGTATCTCAGATTCAGTTTACTGCTGTTGGTGGTATGGGTGGTGGTGGTGGAAAAGACACCAACTGGGGGTATTGCGGATTTAGTGGAACTGTGGTTTCTGGTAAGTTTTCGGTTACACCATCAAACACCATTGATATCAAGGTTGGTAAAAGTGGTGGTAGTAATCTGTCAGCCGGTAACAATACACCCGGTGGATTGGGTGGTGTTGGGTATAGTAACGGTGGTGGTGGTGGTTCTTCTGGCGGTACTGGTATATCAGGATCAGGTGGCGGTGGAGGTGGATCGAGTGCATTATCTTTAAATGGTACCGTGATAGTAATTGCCGGTGGTGGTGGCGGTGGAGGTGGTGGCGGTCAGTTTGGAAAAGGACAGAGTAACACCAACGTCATCGTTAATAGCGGTTCGACTGGAGGGCATGGTGCCAATAGAGGATCTAGTGATGGTGCTGGCGGTGGAGGTGGTGGTGGAGGTTACGTAGGTGGTGGTGGTGGAAATCTAGTATCTGGCGATAAAGGCGGGTATTCTGGTGAATCTGGTACTTCATACACTAATCAGTTAGTAACTAGTGTTACTATTGTACCTGGCGTTAGTAGTGGTGCAGTTGACCCAAAAACGGTGACACAATATTTCCCTGGTTATGTTGTAATATCATACCAATTACCATAAACCACAAAAAATCCCCAGAAGTTTTACTTCTGGGGATTTTCAACATTCAAAACATTAAACGTCAGAAGTTTCCTTTGATTCAACTACTTTAGAAGTAGTCTTAGCAACGGTTTTCGTAGCAGTTTTAGCTACTGTTTTTACAGGAGCTTTAGTAGCAGTCTTTGCAGCAGGTTTAGCCTGTGCTTTTACTACTGGTTTAGTTTCAACTTTAGCAACTACTGCAGGTGGATCTAAGTCATCCGCTTGTTTGCGTAATTCAGCAGCTTCTTTCAAAAGAGCTTCTGCTTGGTTACGATAACTTTTAGCAATATCTGCATCAGACAATACAGCATTTGCATTGGCTTGTAGTGGTGCAACTGCGGCTTGCGCTCTAGCTGGTTCACCAACATCACGACCTAAATCTTGAACTGGATCTGCATTTTCGTTTGCAGCAGCATTTGCTTTAGCACCAGAAACAAACTGGCACAAATCATCAACTGCACAATTGCGTTGTTCTGCAATTAAAACATTCAAATCTGACAACAAGATTTCATCATTTAATGTAGGCATCATGATAACTGAATCAGTTGGTACTTTATGTAACAACCCATCTGCACGTAATGCACGTAACATTGGACGACCATCTGGGAACATACGAGTGAATAAGATTTCACCAAACTCAAATGATTCTTGTGCTTGAATTGTTTCAACCAACTGATTCACCGCATCATGATACAAATCTGACAAACCAGCAGTTGGTAATACTAAAGCACTGCCTGAATCACCTGGTAATGTTCTGAATACAACAAGAACATTTTCCTTGGTTTTTGCAATTTTACCAATGTGTTTGAGAGTTCTCATGATTGATTAGCCTTGTGATGCTGATTCGGTTGCAGCATCTAAGAATGCTGATAATTTATTGAATGCTTTACCAACTGCTTCTAATTCAGCCGCTTTGAATGCACCGCGTTGTGATGCCACTTCAATGATTTGACGTAATACAGCTAAGTCATTTAAAGTTAATTCAGGAGCAGGTGCTGCATCAGCCGCTTGTGTAGATGCTTCTGCTGCGGTTGTAGTAGTTGTAGTATCAACAGTTTCTGTAGATTCTACGGTTGCGGTTGTTGCTTCTAATACAGCTTCAGTCATTTTAATTTCCTCTAAAGAATGTGCATGCTAACGCGAAATACGTGAGTTCATGCATGTTTTCAAAAGCCACAAAGGTGGCGGTTTTTCCAGAATCCTTGTTATTACTAGGATATCTAACTATACAAAATCGTCCTGAAAGTCTATTTCGAATCCATTCTCGTACTTCCTGTTCCTTATCATAACACATCTCTATTTTATGGAAATGCGGTGGTAAGGTTTTTAATTCTCTTTTCTTTACAATATCTAGTGGAGTAAACATATTTAGTCTCCGAGTTCTTGCTGGAATTTCTTAGCAGATGCTTTGTTATTACCCAACTTCTTAAGATCACCATCGAATATCATCAATTCAAATGCCATTTTCTCACAGAATACAACAATTATACCATGTTTTGCGAACCATGGGCAAGTAATAAACTCATCTAATTGTAACAACAGTTGAGCAGTTACATCTCCTTCAATTTTTAAGTTGACTTCATAAGATGTAATATTAGCACGATACAAAACAAATTGCAACCCTTTTTCAGTTAATCTTAAACCTCTATTGGTTGCTCTTAAATTTGACCACCAGCGACTTCTATGTTCTTTAACAGAAATATCGTCAACTGGCAGTCCAGCCACTTCAAGGAATATCCTAGTGTACTTGGTTTTCAAGTCCACTAAAATCCACCACCATCAAACTTAACTTCAACTGATGTAGAAGATTCTTTGATTTCAGCCAACATGCTATGAATTTCAGTAACTGTTTTACCTAGATTCATAGTCATGCCAGCCAATTCAGTGGCTAACTCACGAGCTTCTTGTATAGAAAGTCGAATATCTTTCTGTTGAGATTTCTCAGCAGCTGCAACTCGTTGAAACAATCTTTCAATTGTCGGCAAAGTCATGTTTCTCATGTTTTACTCCGTTCGTTGTATATGAAGCACCTAATGGAGATGCATACTTAATGGATTGGTCTGAAATCTTCTTTAAATCATACAACCCGCAAAACTTAATCAACCTAGAACCCACTTGATTAATAGACTTTGGTTCAACTGACCGAATAGTTTCATCAATAATAGCACGTACATCAGCTGGCTGTTTAGTCAAATCAATCAGGGTACAATTACGATTATAATCATCTAAAACACGATGGTCAGTACCGTTGTGATCTGTCCATTTCTGCAACATTAGGTTATTCCAACTGAAACCTTTGTGTTTTTTGTCTTCAAATGCTTCAAGTAAACCAACTTTGTTTTTACTACCTTTGGTACGAACCCCAGGATAAGCAGAAAACACATTATCAGACGTATCACCACGTATACATTTCTCAAATAACAACCATTGTGGATCTGGTGGTGGTTTTGGTAAGTTTGTTTTCTTATCAATAACTAACTTACCTTTTACATCAAAGAATCCACTTTCACATACAGTAGTTTCACTAACACCGTTGTACTGACGTACATTCGGTGCAATTAACTGATAAAAATCACTATCTGTACTAATAATAACATGGTTATCATTAGGATGGTTTTGAATCCAACCAGCAATCAAGTCATCTGCTTCTAAACGAGGATGTTGCAATACTGTACAGTTAGTCTTTTCAGTTAGAAAGTTTGCCAACTTTTCATACGCTTCCCAGAAAACCTTTTCTTCAATGGCTTCTTTTTCAGTATGTGCTGCTCTGGTATCAGAACGATTACGTTTATAAGGTGGATAGAAGTCTTTACGCCAACTACGACCTTCTAAGAAGACAACCACATGACTGCCATCGAAGTCTTCCCATGCTTTCTTGATAGAATGCAACGTAATATGAAATGCCATACCTAGTTTAAGGTCAACATCACCGTTAATAGAGAATCTTGCTCTATAAAACGTATTTGATAAATCAACTAGGATGTGGCTCATGCGTTTGCTCTCAAAACAGAGGCAATATCAAGTGTACCAGTAGTAATATCACTTGGATAATCATCTTCCATTACAACATTAGCACATAATTCTTTAAACCAACGGTCGATAATACTTTCATCAGAATCGCCATTAGCACCATAGCCGTTATTTCTCAATTGGGTGATAAACATATCATTCCAATCAAGTTCAAAGAACCCATTGCGAATATTATCAGCATTTACATGAGTTTCAAGTACGCCAACCCAAGGTTCACCATTGGCGGTTGCCTTATCTTTAGGTGATGCGTAATTGGCTTGTTGCTGTTCTGCTTTGATAATAGCTTCTTCTGCTTCGGCTTTTGCTTGTTCAGCAGCCTTAGTTGCTTTCTCAGCAGACTTAATCTTTTTCTGAAGTCTAGCCTCTGCTTCTTCTAATTGTTTAATAGTTGCTGCAGCAGTTTCTTCCATTGCAGCAATACCTGTTATCTTTCTAAGTGCGTCTTTAATCATTTTTGATTCCCGTATTGGTGGAAAACCGTGGGTAGTTTAACTACCCACACGTATTACTTTGTATTTAATATGAATTGAGCAGACCAACCAGCTTTAACCGGTGTTAATTTTGACAAACCTTTCATTGTTTCAGAATACACCACTGAATCTACTGGAGTCAAGTCTAATGGCCATTCAATGATCTCATCGTATGAACTAAAGTCTAATTGCGTAGAATCTGCCACATAATCAACTCGTTTAATAGTCCAAGATCCATCTTTATTATCAATCCATTCCACGTCATCACCACCGCTTAAGTCAACTGTATCTAAAAGATCATCAGGTAAGATGATAAAATGTGTATCGGTTGTTTCGTCATATTGTACTTCTGTTGTCCACTGCTTCATAATTGCCACCATCTTGAATAAGGAAAGGTTATAAGGTATTCTTCTTTTGGGTAATGCATTTCAAAACCACAAAAGTCGATGTTTTTGTTAAACTTACTAGTGGTATTGTCTGCTACTACAGCAAATTTAACGTTTGCGTTCCAAATAGAATCCCATTCTGGTGAATCTGGTAAACAAGAAGATTGCCAATCATCAACAATCCAGTTTAAAGTTTCACCAGTTTCGTTTAAGTCATCAACTACTAGGATATTCTTACGTTCACCTGATTCACCAAACGCATCACATGAAATCCAGCAATTATGCTCAGTATTAGAATGGGTATGCAAGTTTACGCCAACTGAATGATAGGGAATATCAAAGTATTGGCTAATCATCACAGCTGGAACTGCACCACCACGGCCAATACCAACAACATAATCAGGTTTCCAATTGGTTTTTGCGATTTGTCTACAGATATTAGCAACATATCCGTTAAACTCTCGCTGGTCAATTGTTATTAATTCCATCTTTCACCTCTTGATTTGTAAAATCCTAGTTTAGTCTAAAAGATAATAGAAGTCAACCTTTAAATCCATCCATTTGGCGTATACTTTTCAACCCATCGCCAATAAAGACCTACCTTTGGTATATGCTTATCAGAAAATCTTCTTTCTGCAGAAGCCCACTTTGATTGAATCGGTAATGGTGCATGATAAGCTAGATAATGCAATTGACCATATATTTTCATCAAAGTTTTGCGGTTTATAGTTGTTGGACTTTCCCAACCATAATACTTCTCAAACGCATAGTTTTCCCATTGACCTCTAAGTTTGGATTTAAGTTTGAATATTGGGCAAAAATACTGTGGTCTAAATCTAATAGTATAAGGAGCAGTATCGTTTTCAACTGCATCGAAGAATTCTTCAGGAGTCATAATCACCTCAATGTAAAAGAGCAGATTAACTAATCTGCTCTTTGTTGTTTTACGAATTTTGGTATTTCTTGTTTCTAGGATTATTACCTAGATACGGTTTTCGCGGACGTTTACTTGTAAGATAAGCAGTGTAATTTGCTGAATCTCTGCGGTATAACTCCGCTGGGTTGTACTCTCTTAACTCAAAACGGCAGAAATCAAGATATGAATCTAAATCGTCAAAGATTTGGTCAACTGTACGTCGTCCATGATAAAAAACTGATGGTTCAATAGTAGCCATTGTTTGGTTCCTAATTGTGTTATTGAAAAGGGTTTAAATTGCTTACTTAAGCAATAGTATTTAGCCCTTACAATGACTTCGTTGTTATTGCCATCCTTCGCATTTTCCCAACTTTTGCAGGAGTCCAGATAATATCACCCATCTTAGCATAGAATGATTTCCAATATCCTACGTCTGGAATGTGCTGCGTCGTTCGTTTTTCAAAATCAACGTAGTACACCTGTAGACCCTTATCAAATGCCTTTGGGATTAGACCCATCCAATATCGCGCACCGTCCCAAGACTGTCGAGAGTCAGTTAACACGGTTCCGTATGTTGGTATTAAATATTCAAAGAACACCTTATCAGGTAATCCGGTGGTGATTGGATCAATCTTGGAATGCCACACACTAGCTTGCCACACAAAGGTACCAATCAACGGATCGGTTTTTGTATTAAATTCCATATCATACGTCACTCGTTGGATGCTAGAATCTAAACAATAGATTTCCTTCGAATGAATATAAACCTTTGAAGTAGCTGATAATGAAAATAATTCATCCTTGTTTGGCATTCGAGAAAACTGCAAATACAATTCATGATTATTTTCTTTGTTATGCAACTCATTTGGTTTATACGTGCTAAACGTCTGTGGCATTTCGTTAATGAATTCCGATGCTTTCATAAATCACCAGTTACTCACATCTGTAATATCAATCGTAATTTGCAGCGAACCATGTTCAAACTTAACATAATCATTAACCCCAATACCAGATTCGGATTTCTCCCAAATCTCAAATTGTGGTATATCTTCAAATCTATCAGCGATTTCACTCAACTTACTGATCTGTTCACGGGTTAATATCGTAACTCTTTGCATAAAACCTCCAAAAAAGGGTGGCTATTAACCACCCTAAAAGATTACTTACTAGATAATGCAGGTAAGATGTACTTATATACTGCAATACCACTATCAACAATAATTTGCATCGCACCAACATCAGAAATGTTCATAGTTTTAGTACCAGCTAATCCAAGAATCTGAATGATTTGATGCACTGGCCAAGACCAAGTATATTTTAAGGATTCAGTAGCAGTAACTGTATGGAATATAAAACTACCAGCATGAGTAGATGCATCACCAAAACTAACGATTAAGTTATTGTTCTTTGTACTTATTTCCAGGACTGGTTCTTGTGAATGAGCCGTACTTTGATACTTCAAACGCGTAATACTTGCAACAGTCGGTTCAAATGAAATCTTCCACTGTGCACCATTGAAAATAGCATTCTTGATCTTTTCGTTAATAACCGCAGTACTCATAAAACGGTAGTCATTTGAAAAGTCACCTGCTGCATTTTCAAAATGTAGGGAAGTAGGAACTTCAACACCATCACGTACTTCACGTACAACTTCAATTTTACCATCTTCACGGTATTCAGGACATTTTAAATGAATGTTTAGTTTATCTAAGTTGGGTAAACCAAATACACCTTCGAATTCTGCAACTGGCTTATGTACTTCAGCCTGCAAAATAACCGATTTATCTTCGGCAATAGATTCAATAGAAGTTGACGTTGGTGTTCCAGTTACTTTTACTGTTGGTAAAATGCCTAATGAATGAGTGTGTGCTACGATGTCTTGTAGAGTATCTTTAATCATAATATAATCTCGAGGTTTGAAGTTAAAATAATCCACATATAAGTGGAATCTGGTACTGCTTTATGTAGTTTAATGGTTTGTGACTGGGTTGTCAAGTGATATCTCGTACTGGTCTAACCATGAGTTTAGCCATATACTTATCATATCCAGTAGCATCTATACCGTCAGAATCAACAGCCCATGCGAAATCTTCACCTGGTGTGGTTTGATTTGTCCAGTAGATTCCATCTATTTCGGAAGCATCATAGTGGAACCATAAATCTTGTACATCTGATATAGTAGGTAATCTCCAGCCAGTTTTTCCATTAATATCTAATGAAAAGCAGTACATCGTACCAGTATCCCATGCTAATTCTTTTTCGTATTGCTTTGGTGCCATCTCAATGGTAAGTTTTACATCCTCACGTTTCAGCATACTATTTTCCTTTATTGGTTATTGCGAGTGCCGATAGGCACGAGCCTTGTTTAAGATGCGGTCAGTATATTACAACCAACCGCACGGTGTCAATACTTAAAAAGAAAACAACGAATTGAAGAAGTTATCCTGACGGGTTTCACGCAAATCCCAGTTGAGTACACCAATCAAGTTGTCCAACTTGTCATCGATCAACTTCTCTTCCATGATGGCTTCATCAAATGGAAGTTCCTTAAACCATTGAGGTAAACGTTGTTCATCAACTGGATACGCTACGCTCTTGAATCCCATCGGGTTATCTTTTAGTGTACAAACTACCACTTTGGATCCATCGATAATAGACATAGTATACTTGTCACTATTCATTCGTTTTAATGTATTCCAATTGATACTAGCTCTGACTTGACCTGGCATAGTTGCCTTGCCTTTATCGGTTAATAACGTACCGTACTTGGTGATGTTATTAGCTCGTTTAGGAGAACCCTTTTCCCAACCATTCCATTTCTTGAATTCTTGTCTGAATTCGGTAATGTACTGGATTGTATCCTCTTTTGGTTTACCATTAAGTACCATATTCAATACATTACTTAAAAAGTCTTGAATTGGTGGGGGGGTATCAGATCGTCTTAAGTCCAAACCCATGGCTTTGACTTTACCGGTTTTTCCGTTTACGTCTGTTCGTTTACCTTCTTTATCGAAGTAAAGTACAGCATAACGTTTCTTGGTGATGAATAATGCTTTAGAACCTATGATCTCGCGGCCAGCCTTAATAACAGAACCACGTGCTTTAGGGCAATGAAACGCAGTGGACATAAACTTAGGGAAAGTCTCGTTAACTTCTTCACCAATAGCATCATAAAACTGAATGATTGATTCTTTATCCCATGGAATCAAACCAGCTTCGATATCTGGTTTAAGTGTTTCATACGCAGAGAAATATACTGAATTATGAACTAGTATATCGTTACCAAAAAACCATGGATCTGTTGCGTTAACTCCAATGTCGTATACGTATTCGTCATCAAACGGTGATAACTCCTCAACGACTGTCACCGTTGATAATTCTGAAACAAATTGCATCATAAACTCCTAAAATTGTAAAATATAAATCAATTGGCCACAATCCCACATTCTGCGGTATTTGTTATCATACATATTTTCAACCAAAGTTTTGCTTTTGTCAAATATTGGTAATGTATTTTCCGCGATTGATTTGGTGAATTTGCAACGATGGTACGTTTTTTGACCTTTGATATATTGATATGTTGGTTTTTCAATTGAATCTAACACGAACCCATTGGATTCAAACAAAGCACCGTTATCGAATCTACGATCAGCATATGCAATTAATGCACCAGTCTTATCCTGTGTGAAATGCGAAAGTATTACACTAAACGCGGATGGTATGCTTGTGTATATTAGGGTGGCATACCTTACCAGTTCATACGTGTTTGGTTTCGCATTTCTATCATTAGATTTGGCAAAGGTGGCTAATGCAACTAGTACACCATCACGTTCTAAACCAATATGCGATGATCCATGAAAGTAACCATAAATATGATTTTCTTCCATGAACTCGATTGCGGTGCTAGAATCCACAATTATGATATCGCAGTCAGTAATCTTTAATATCGTTGGTGCGACCTGTAGGTTTTCAAGTATAATCGATTTCCATATTTCCTTTTTCGTTGCATTCAATCCCCATTCTGATTCGTTGATATGAAATAGTTGAATACCTCGACTTTCACACTCAGTGGTCTTGTACAAGTGTGCAGATTTATATTTCCAATCTAAATCTTTACTATTGGAAGAATGCCAATGCAATCCATTATATTCGATTGCAATGTTATAATCTGGCAGATAAACGTCTAACTCGTAACTGAAAATCCTATTAGAGTAGGTTACATTAGAAATACCAGAGTCTTCCAACCACGTAACCAATTCTTTTTCTGCAGCGGACCTGCTTGTTGTTGTCTCATAACCACACTGTTGACACCCATTCCCGGCAAGGTGGTAATACGCGACTTGATTAAATGGCCCGTGTATCGGACATTCAATTTCTACAATAGAACGAGAACCATTATATATTGTATTCGGGTATTGGTATTTTCCAGAATGCTTGATATTTGCCAACCTGATAAATTCTGCAGTCGATCGAGTTAGATTTGTACTACTCAATGCGTTTGCACATTTTTTACAACCATGGCCGCGCATATGAGTCGATGCGACTTGTGTAAATTCACCATGTACTGGGCATATAATAGTAATGATGTCTTTTTCAACTTTATCAAATTGCACTTTGGAATAATCGTAATAGTCACCAAAATACTCTTTGCTTCTAGCTAACCAGGTAGCATAATCTACTCTCGGTGGCATTTCTGTCCGATCGTAACATTTATTACAACGCATACCGGCTAGGAAATTAGCAGCTGGTTGTGAAAAATCACCATGGTTGTGACAATGTAGTTTTATATAGGTAGATGGAGATGCATATTGAGGCACATCAACGATCGTATACCCATATGGGTTATTTGCCTCTAATATTTCACGAGTTACAATATTTTCGGGTTTTGTATTCAAATGAGATTTACATCTTGGGGTGTATGATACATTCCTCAGTTGCTTGTCAACCCCTAAAGGCTTGTTACATATTGCGCAAGTAGGTGGTTTAGCCCCGCGCAAATATAAGCACACCGCCGCAGCTTTGTCAAATATACGAATACCACCGTAATATTCAAGTAAGTACTTGTACTGCCGTGGGTACTTCTTTTTAAATGTTAGTACTGTCAAATTACGTTCTTCCAATTCATTCATCATCATCTCCTCATACTGTATTAATAGTCATTACTATATCACCTGGTTTAATATCCATCGGTTTCTTTTCAATATATCCAGCATCCGTTTTGATCATAACACTATGATCTTCGGTTACTGTTACCGTTTTTCCATTCGCTGTCATTATTTTAAATCGTCTTTTAGACACTTTATGTCGATAAACATAATTGTAATTGGTGTATGACAATCGGTCTGTTCCATCGCAGTGTATCACTTGTATATCATCATCTCGCGAATATTCTTTATCCCCCGAATTCCATTTTAAGTTACCACGATTGAATAATTCTTCGATAGTCAAATCTCCACTCGTTGTTCGAATGATAGATCCAGATTCTAGCGAATCCGTGTCATTATAAAGTATTGATTTTCCTAGATAATTATATTCACCACATACGATTTCATTAACCTGAGCCGTCATATGTCTAGTGATAGACCTACCGGTCAATGTTGTACTTTGGCCAATACGTTTATCAAAAAATCTACAACCGCTATTGAGCAAAGCTCCGTATAAACTATTTAGCAGTAATTTACAAAACTGTTCCTTAATACTCCAGTATCGTTCTTCGATGTCGAGTCCGGCATCGCGTGCAATTTTCATTTTCGCTTGCATACCTTGCCTATCAGCGTACCACTTTTTCAATAGCCCAGGTACAATTCCCTCTTTTTCAAATGTAAAGATAGTACCATTTGCACTTAGCATCCATGATTGACCAGACTTGAAAATTAAATCATAGGTCTGTGCAGCACTCAGTTCATCACTGCTACCTTCTTCCCAGTCGATAGTAAGCATACGATTCGAATCTCTTGACATAACATCATCATATTCTAAAGTCGAAAACACCCCTTCCCAACATGAAGCAAACTTCTTACCTGTAGCCATTTGATCTGCAATAAACTTATCAGTTGCCACTGGTCTAAGTTGACCGATGATAGTCTCTGGACTCATGTTAAGTGCACGAATCGTACTAGGATACAGTGAGTTGATATCCAACGAGGCAACCCAATCATGAAGACCTTTTTTTGGATAAGCAACGTATGCTCCTGCAGCTTGCGTGTTTTCATTGTCATTACGTGGCTTTCTATTAGGTGCAATCTGACCTTTACTATGCGCCTCATTGATAATAGCTTGTTCAATAGCTGCAACAGAACCTAACGTGGTTGGTAACAATACAGTACAACCATGCGCAGTCGTATTAGCCAAATCCATAAACTTTAACTTCTTATCCATTCTATCCAACAGTGCAACGTCTTGTCTGTTATATTCGATAAACGTCTTAAAGTCTTGATTGTATAGCTGTTCTAAGGTACCATCATAAACAGTTTTATGGTCACCTAATTCATATTCAGCAATTGCATCTAATCGATAAGATGGCTTTTCTTCATGGGTATACTTACGATAAATGTCCAAGTAATCCATATGAACTCGACCAACCAAATCGAAAGTAGTCGAAACCTTACCAAACTTCTCGAATTCACGTTTCTTAGGAGATTGATCCCATAAGCAGAATCGACGAGTATCGTTCTTACTTAAAACCTTAGCAACTCGATTAACGGTATATGGAATATCGAATGATTCAGAATTCCAACCACTTAATACATCAGCATCTTCGATAATAGTAAGGAATGTATCTAATAATTCCTTTTCTGTTTTAAAGATAAACGTATTCTCAAACTCAGCTACTTGCTCTTCAGCTTCTTTGATACTCATATGTTTTGGTGGAATTGCCAAACAAATCATAGTTTCAGACCACTGAAGATATACAGCAATAGAAACAATTGGCATAAAAGGATCGTCTGGTGCGGCATACCCACGATCAGGACACATACTGGTCTCGATATCGAAATACGCGACATTGAGTTTAGGTGCATCTGCGTTAAGGTAATGGTCTTCAAGACAACGATAGGTAACATTGATATCACTTTCATATAACTTCTTGGTTTGACCAAATATAGCAATATTCTTGTGATGTTCTTTGTGGGTTTTACTTTTAACCCTAGACAACGGTTTACCTTTCATTGAATGATGGTTACCATTGGGGTCTTCGTAATAAAAGACGTAGTTTGCTGGGAATTCTCTGTAATGACGAATGCCATCTGTATCACGTTCAACTACGTGAATGATATCGCGATCTTTTTCATAAAAAGCATCTACATAACTCATTTAAACTCCTGATTGTTTCTGGCCAATCTTACCGTATAATCCGACACTTATGGCGGTCGTAAACCTGTTTGATTATATCTTATTTGCCGTGTTTTAAGCAATACATAGTTACCAGTGGATTTTCTTCCATTACGATTAAGTCAAACTGATACTTGCGATAATGCCTATTACGGTCTCTGTCTATTTCTGTTATCATGATTAGTTTTGGGCATACCTTAGTTACTACACCAACTCGTAAGTCGTTATGATGTGCAAATGCAACGAAGTTACCTGCTACTACTGGTCTACCTAGTTTGTCACTTTGTTCAATTATTTTAGCCATTTTGAATCCTAATATCAGTTAATCTCGCACCTAGCGGTGCTCGCAATGTACGAGTGAGGTGCGAGCAAGGTGCTAGCGTAAACCAATATTTAGATTATTCAATAACTATTCACGATAACCAAATCACTATTTTCCAATTTTCGAATGGCTGAATTCTTTGGAAAGAATGAAAGAGCAGTAACCCAGTCTGAGTCATTTATGATGTATTGTAGGTTATTCTTACGAACCCAGCTATTGTAATTGACTGGTTCACTGCTTATACATTGGATACGAGTACCGTGTAGCACGTAATTATTTTCGATTGCTGATGGGATATCTGATAATGGAATAACAATAGGTCCATCTTGTTCTTTAACCCAAACTGACCATCCATCTTCGTGGACATAGTAACCAGCCATTTCGATAGTATATTGCTTTTTCAGTTGTTCTCTTACTGCCCAAGTATCGTATACAGTTTCTTCTGTTACCGTAAACAATTCGCGATACGTATCTAGTAATTCTTTTAGATTTGGATCTGTTAAATCACTTTCGAGAAAGTTTGCAATCTTGTCGCCTTCTGCGGTTATCTTGTAGACATCTGCTGCGAAACTCATAGTACATCTCCTGAAAAAAGAGCAGCCCGTAGGCTGCTCAATGATAGATTAATCTAAACGTTTAGTGATATCAAGGATAGCTTCAACTTCTTCCCAGTCTTCGTTAAATGTAGACCAATTGCCCTTGTGGGCGATCTTGATGGCTTTGTTGATAATAGAAGGTTTGATTTGAAGTTCTTCAGCTACTGCTTTTACAGTATCTTTAAGACCCATAGAAAGGTCTTCAACTTCACGTAGTACGTTAGAACCTTCATTGATTAAACGTTCTAATTTTGCTTTTTCTTCTGGACCGTAGATTTTTGACATTGGATTCTCTCGTTGTGGTTAAAAATTCC